AATTCGCTTCGACCTCGAGCTGCGGGATCGCGGCGTTCTCGACGATCAGCGCCGGGATGCCGTCGCGGCCGTAGGCGCGCTCGGCGAGCTTCAACACGTCGACGCGTGCGTGCAGGTCACCGGTGGCCGCTTGCAGCTGGCCGAGCTCTGCTTGTGCCGCGGCGATCTGTTCGAGCCGCTGCTCGGCCCGAGCGAGCTCGGCGGCGCGCTGCTCGAGCGTGGCGCGGGTGTCGCGGACGGTGCCCTTCGCGATCGCGACGGCACGTTCCGCGACCGTCAGATCGCCGGCGTCGATGTTCTCGGCGTCGATGGCGGACTGCTTCGCGTCGAGCGTGACGCCTGCCGCCGCGGCCTGTTCTAGGAGCGGTGTCCGTGCCGCCGCCAGCCGCTCGAGGTGGCTGATCCGCTCGGCGAGCTCGCCCTGCTGTATGGCCGCGGCGCGCGCTGCGACGAGCTGGAGTTCGATCGGCCGCGGATCATCGAGCGCCGGGGGAATCTCGATCTGCTCGAGCTGCTCATGCAGGCCGGCGATCGCCTCGAGGTCCGCGGACGCCTGCGTGTCGATCTCCGCGGCGCCCTGATCGAGACCAGTCGCCTCGTCACGGTAGGACTGCGCTGCCCGCGCCGCCGCTTCGGCACCGAGCGTCTGCCCGCAACGATCGCACGACGAGGCTTCGCCGATGTGGTCGTCGAGATGCTGGGCCTTCGCACGGGCTTCGTTCGCATCAGCGTGAAGCGCGAGCGCCTGGTCGACCAGCCGGCCACGCGCGAGATCACGCTGTTCGATCTGCGCGGCGAGCTCGTCACGCCGGCGACGCGCGTCGAGGACCGCCTGCGCCGCTTGGGTCAGATCGGCAAGCCTCGCCTCGAGGTCCCGGATCCGTGCGGCGTCAGCGGCGACCTCGTCGAGTTCGACACGGCAGTCGTCGAGCGCGGCTGCGGCGGCGTGCGTCTGGCCGAGCTGCTCGTGCAGCCGGTCGTACTCCTGCCGGGCTGCTGCGAGTTCGGCGCCCAGTCGCAGAAGCCGCTCGTTCTTCGCCGCGATCGCGGCGTGCTGCTCCTGCGCCTGCTCGAGCCTCTGCTCCGCGTCGACGACGAGCTCGGCGGCACCGTCACGCTGCCGGCGGACGAGATCCCGGGCGGCGATCGCGGCTGGCTGGTCGGCGACGGTCGCCGCGAGCCGCTCCTGGTTCGTCGACGCGGCGACCAGCTCACGCTCGACGTCGCGCAGCTCAGCGCGCGCACGGTCGAGCATCCGGTCCCACAACCCGAGGCCGAGGATCTCCGCGAGGATCGCCTTCCGATCGCGCGGCTGCGCCTCCGTGAACGCCGCACCGTCGCCCTGGCGGAGGAACGCTGACGCACGGAACGTCGTCCGCGACAGGCCGAGGGTCGTCTCGATTGCCTCCTGAGTGGCCGTGGTCGTCTCGCGGGTGAGTGCAACCCACGTCATGCGAGCACCGACCGATGCAGGCGCCTGTAGGCGCGCTGCTGGCAATCACGGGAGCAGTACCGTTGCTTCGCTGCGTTCGGCCCGATCGTCTTGGGTTGGAAGTTCACGCCGCATTGAGGGCACGCGCGAAGGCGCATGGCGTGCTCGCGCCACCGTGTGCGCATCGCCAGCATCTCCTTGGCCCGCGCAGAACGGCGCGCACCGAGGTACGGCAGGAGTAGATGGAGAACCGCCTCGCCGCCGTCGCCATCGGCCTGCCAGCGCCAGAGGTGACGATGATGCGGCCGACGAAGAGTCCCGTCGCCGCGCACGGCGCCGATCCTGACGATCGCGGCGAACCTCCGCACGATGTCCTCGTCCGCCATGACGAGCGCGACGTGACGCGCCGACCTTCCGCGGTGCCCGGTGATGCAGCCCTCGCCCTCGAAGAGGCCGGCCGCCCACGCGATCTGCTGATCGCGCGTCATCAGTCCTCCCACTTCTCGAAGTCCAGCGTCGTTTTGCCTCTGCCGGCGGCGTTGTAGGTGCGCCTGACCCGGTAGAGCTCGCCGGCGTGCTCGAACTCGAGCTGCAGCTCGAGCCGTTCTTCGCCCGATGTGAGCAGCGGCGGCAGCTCGCCGCGGTCGGCGAACAGCGCGATATCGACGAGGTTCAGGATGGAGGACTTCCCGGCGCCGTTCGGTCCGGTCACGGCGACGCATCCGTCCGGAAGAGCGATGTCGAGATCCGGGAAGGTCCGGTAGTTCGTCGCGGTTAGATGACGGGGGTTCACCGGGACCTCCGCAGCGGGATGGACGTGCCGCTCACCAGCGACTCCATTCGATACGCGGAAGGTGCCGGAGCGACAGAATCAGGACGTGGTTGTAGGTGCGGATCGTCCAGCGAACGCGCTTCCCCCAAGTGATGTCGAGCAGGCGCGGCGTGCCGATGAAGATGCCGTTGCGGCCCAGCGTTACCCCGAACTGCTGCTTCGGCTTCGACGTAGGGCGGAGCGTTCTCAGCGAGCCAGTCACGCGCCGACCTCCTGCAGATAACGAGCGCTCAGGTCCGCAAGCGGCGCACGATCTGGGATCTCGTTCGCGTCGCACCAAGCCTCGACCGCTACGAGCGGAGCGATGTCCTCGTCCATCCCGTCGACGCGTGCGCGCTCCGACCGGACGATGTCGCCCGTGATCGCGAACACCTTGTGGCAGCCGTCGAGGAGGGTGCGGAGCTTCGGCCAGTCGATCCGGCGTGCCTGCTCCTCCGTCGCGCGGTAGCGGATCTTCACGACGGCGTCGTCGAGCGGCATGTGTGTCGCGATCGCCGCGGCGACAGCATCCGTCTCGTCGACGCCGATCTCCTCATGCCTGTCCGTCGTCAGGTCGATGTCCACCGTGACGAACCGGCGCGACTCGATCGGAACGAACCGTGCATCCGGCACCTCGCCGCCAACATCAAGCAGCCAGCACCCGTGCGGCGTCTTCGCCTCCCCGAAATCGACAGGCAGCGGCGACCCGGTATAGAAGAACGGGCTGCCCGACCTGGGTGCGCTCACGTCCATCCAGCCGAGCGCACCGTTGAAATCGGCCGCCTTGTGGATATGGCCGGCAACGACAGCGTCGAACCCGAGCGTGTTCAGCTCGTCTGCGTCAAGAACGACCTCGCGAAAGTCGTCGGTGATCGCGCCTGTAGGTGCGGATGCGCCGCTGATCGACCAGTGCGCGAGGAGGACGGCGGGAGTCTCGGCCGGGATCTCGGCGCGAAGCCCGCGCGCGGCTGCGACCAGCATCGCCGCCGCCTCCTCATGCAGCTGGTCTCGGTCGCCGCCGTCGCGTGCAGCGACGAGCAGACCGACGGGCGTCCACGGCAGCGTCGCGATCGAGAAGCCTCCGGGGACGTAGGCCGGGCACACCTCGCCGTCGACGATGTGGATCACCTCGGGCCGCGTGGAGATGTGCCCGATTCCGCGCAACACCTCGGGTGCCTTCACGTCGCGCATGGCGGCGTCGTGGCGGCCGTTCCCGGTGATCCCGACGAACGGGATCCCCTGAACCTTGAGCTCGCCGAGCTGCTCCTGCGCGATCGCGTACATCTGCGGCGTGATCCGCTCAGCCGGACCGTCGAACATGTCGCCGGCGAACAGAACCGCGTCGACGGCGTTCTCGTTCGCGATCTGCACGATCATCGCGAGCACGTCCTGCTGATCGCAGAGCCGATCGCCCGGCTCGGCCCCATAGTCGGCGCCGGCGCCGAGGTGCAGATCGCCGAAGCACAGAAGCCGGGTCACGCGACCACCCGCAGCGAGTGCAGCTCGTCGACCTGCTCGACATACCACGCCTCGTCCTGCCACGACTCGTCGCCGTCGAGGTTCATTTCGACGCACGGCCGGCCGGTCAGGATCGCCGGGTGCTCACCACGTGTGACGGTGCCGTACCGGCCGTGGCGAGCGTCGGCGTGGTCGATCACCTGGACGCGGGCGCCGACGTGGATCACGACGCCACCCCGAGCTCGCGGCACAGCTCGCGGTAGGACGCGACGGCCTGTCGGCGAAGTTCGGCGAGCTCCGGGTCGGTGACGCCGTCGACGATCTTGACCTCGAACTGTGGCTCGCGCTTCGCGTTCAGCGACACACGGATCGTCGACTTCGACTCGACCTGCTGCTCGTGCTCGGGCGCGCTCACGCTGCCGCCGCTTCCTTCTCGGCGAGCACCTGCTGGTACAGCTCCGGCTTGTGAACCCGGCAGAAATTCCACACCGCGGTCGACACGACCGGGTTCAGGTCGTCCTTGCGGAGCCCGTACACGAACCAGCCGTCCGACCCTTCGATGCCCGCGATCTCGCCGAGCGTCTTGCCGACGTGCTTCCCGGACGGCAACTCGAAGATCGCCGCCTCGTTCGCGGCGGCCTCGATCGCTGCCTGTTCGTCCGCGTTCAACTCGGGACGGTCAAGGTCGGGCTCGTCGTCTGGGCCAGGAGCCGCCGACACACCGGGGTCAGGTGGTGCGTCGGCGGCCTGCTGGCTGTCGCCACCCTGCTCCGCCGTCGGTGTCCCTGTAGTCGGGGGAACCGTTGAGGGGGCGGCGATCTGCCGGGCCGGGGGAGAATCAGGCCCGTACAGACTCTCGATAGCTTCGGCCGGGTCGATGCTGACCGCGTCGACGATGCGGAAGAGCCGCTCGCGGTCGGCGTCCGTCAGTGGCAGCTCCTTTACGACGGCCTTCGCGGGCGTCTTGGCCCACATTTCGTCTGGCCACTTGTCCCAGATCTGCTTGGTCGTCGCGATCTCGCGCCGCTTGAGGATGTCGACGGCGTACATCACCTTGATCTGGCGGCGGCCGTCCCGATGCGTCGCGATCGCGTATGCAGCGATGAGGTCACCGCGGTCGAGGCCGGGGCGCGGCAACCGATGCTGGATCGACGGCGGCTCCTCGGTGTACTCGAACTCGTCGTGCTCGCGCACGGACCGGTAGCGGAGCGCCCAGCCGAAGTCCGCGGCGGTCTTCTGCAGCCCGTACACCATCGGCTGGAACACGGCTTTGCCGCCACGCCCGACGATCGCGGCTTCCTTCCCGTCCGGCATAAGGCCGGCGGCGGCCGCCTGCACGAACGCGCGCATGATCGACTGCTGGTCGGGGATCTTCGCTATCTCCGCGTTCGTCATGATCGCGGTCGTCGCGATACGCGCGAACCGCTCCGGCGTGACGGTTGGAGGGAGCACCATCGCGATCTGCTGCTTGAACGCGTCACCGCGAACAGCCGCGACGAGCTGCTGCTCCGGGGTGCGCTGGACTACGTCAGTCCCAGTCATAGGTTGTGGGGCTCCTTTCAGACGTGGCGGCGCAGACGCGCCAAACGGTTTCCTGCATCGATCACAGGCCTACGGATCGCCGCTACCGCGACGGCAAGCTGGTCGTCTTCGATGTCGGCGACTACGCACGACAAATCGGTCTGCAGCTCGTTCAGCCGTGCGGCCAACCTGAACGCCTGCTCGATCCGGTAGTCGCGCTCCTCGAGCGCCTCGACGAGGCGATCCGCCACCGTCGTCACGACACCCTCCGCTCGAGGTGCGCCCCAACAACGCAGATCGCGATCACAGCCGCCAGGAGGGCGAGGCACCAGAGGACGCCGGCGTCGGCGCCCATCGCGTCGTAGTGGAGAGCCGTGTAGGCCGCGACCGCGAGCGGGAACATCGCCAAGCTGAGAGCGGCGAGCAACCTCACGCGGCAGCCTTTTTGAGTGGTTCTCCTGTGAAGAAGAACGACATCGGCTTCTTGAGCACCGCCGCGTAGCGGCGAAGGTTCGCGTTGCCTGGGGCGTTGTCGCCGGCGCGATGCTTTTGCACGAGGCGCAGGCTGATCCCGATCTCGTGGGCGAGGTCTTCGGTCTTCAGCCCGAGCTCTTCCTGCGCGTCCCGGATGCGGGCCGCGATGATCAGCTTGACCGGGTCGGCCTCGCCGTGGCGTGGTTCGTGTCGCGTCATCCATTGACACGGTATACGACACAGCATAACGTGTCAAGCGATGGCACGTCATATGTCGGCGACACAGCTCGGCGGGCTGAGTACCTTCCTTCTGGAGATGGCCTTGGACAAGGCGCGCATGAAGGGTCGGCTCGCCGCTGTCCTGCAAGACGAACGGAGGATCAGAGGTCGCGGCGATGCACGGCGGTTCCCACAGCCCGAAATGGCTCGGCTGCTCGGTTACTCGCTACGCCAGTACCAGCGGCTCGAGGATCCCGATGATGGGTCGCTTCCCACGTGGGACGACCTCAACGAGATCCTCGCGAAGCTTGGCCGTCCGCAGTCAGACATCTTCGCCGAGGAGTCCGACGAGCCGCCTCTCAACGGAGAGTTGGGAGCTACTCCTGATCCGCCAGAGGCGGCAACAGTCGAAGAAACCCGCGATCTCCGGATCCTCGTCGATGCCCTGCTGCGTGACCGTGGCCTCGACCCGGAGGAGATCCTCCGTGACGCCCGGCTTCGGAACGGAGAGCCTGAACCAGGAGCTGAAGATCGCGAAGCTCCTGGCGAAGCTGCCTGACCGGGGTGTCCCGGACCTCGCCGAGCACGAAGAGCCCGCACCGCTGACAGACCAGGAGTGCGAGCGCCCCGACCATGTAGCGGTGGGCGTCGGGCATTTCGCATGTGCAGGCGAGGTCGAGGATGGCCTCGCGCAGTTCGTCGGCCGCAGCCACGGACGGCATTGTTCCAAGCGCCGGGGTTTCGCGTGACGGGTTCGAACGGCCACGTTGATCTAGGACGGTTGCCGATCGAGCAGCGCGCGCCGGCGCTCAGGAAGCTCCTCGGGCTCAAGCAGACGGATTTCGCGGCTCAGGTCGGAGTCAACGTTCGGCAAGTGAAGCGTTGGGAAGCCGGGGCGGTCCCGTCGGAGGAGTCAGCGCACGAGCTTGCGCGGGTCGCGCCGAGGAAGCTGAAGGCGAGGCCGGAGTGGTTCTTCATCCCGCGCGAGCGCCGCGAGGAGCGCGTCACCGAGCTCGAGCGGCGCGTCAACGATCTCGAGCGGCGGCTGCGGAAGGCTGGCCTGTAGATGGGGGCGCTGGCTGATTACACGTACGGGCCGGTCAACCCGCAGATCGGTTGCCCACATTGCGGCAAGGCAGGGTCGGTCCACACAAAGGGCGTGAAGCTGAAGAAGGGTGTCAGCGGCGGGAAGGCCACCGGCGCTGTGTTGACCGGTGGCCTATCGACGCTCGCGACCGGCTTGTCGCGGAAGGAGAAAGCGATCCAGGCTCACTGCGACAACTGCGGCGTGACCTGGCATATCGGCTAGCTGTGCGGAGTGAGGCCCCTTGCTCCGAGCCGACGACTGACCGGACGACGAACGTGTCGCCGCGGCCGGCTTCGCGGCCTGCGGTGTTCCAGAAGCCGCCGATCAGGTAGTCGCCCTGTTCGCGGCCTTCGTCGTACTCGATAACCCCTGCGGGCACATCGCCGTGCTCGGAGTGGTAGACGGCCTTGTGGCCTGGCTTGACTGCTGCCATGTGAGCCTCCTTAGTCGGTGGTGAAGAGTCCTTGGGTTGCGGCGGCCTTGGCGCGGCTGCCGCGCAGGAACGCGTCGGCGAGCTTCCACGCGACCGCGACCAATGTGCCGCCGGCGGAGATGAGGACCTGGGCCTGGTCGTTGTCGACCCAGCCGAACGCGACGATCTGGGTGACGATGAACGTGATCACGGCGGCGATCTGCGCCTGCGTCACGACTGGGGTTTTGCCTCCGAACATTGTGTCCTCCTTCAGGACTAGGGGATATTTCGCGCGCGGAGTTCGGCGGCGATCACCGATGTGCGTCCGCGTGCGAGGTCGAGCATCTGGCCGCGCTGGGTGTAGTCACGCCACGATCTGTGCGCCGTCAGTCCGGCGATCACGACGAGGGCGGCGGTGACGGTGAGACCTGTCCATGTCGTGCGGCCGCCCAGCGGGTTCGCTTGCAGCACCCCGACGATCCCGGTGAGGCAGATGAGCAGGCAGATCACGAGGCGCGTCCATTGCGAGTCGCGTCGGCCCTTGGCGGCGAGCCGGATCATCTTCCAGTGGCCCTGATGCATCGCCGGGTCTTTGCGAAGTTCGTCGACGAGCGCTTGGTCGCGGAACGAATCGCGGAGGTTCGCGGTCGTGACGGCGGCGCCGATGCCGCCGGAGGCGAGCCAGAGCGCCTCGAGGAGGGTCGCGTGCCACCAGTACGGGATGTCGATCAGAGCGAGGATTTCGCGTCCTCTTCATCGAGGACGGGGGGCCGATAAATCTCGACCTCTGCTTCGAGGACGGCGAGCCGTGCTGCCATCTCGACGATGCGGAGTGCGCTCGCGTCCAACGCGGCCATCACTTCTTCGTGCTCGTTCTCGGCCGTCACACGACGGTCTTTCTCTCGAGCGCTTCCAGGGCGCGTTGGGCGATTTCGGCCTGCTTGTAGACCTGCTCCAACGCCCGGTCGCGTTCTTCGCGCAGCCGGCCACACTCCGCCTCCGCTGCCACCCGCTGCTGGTTGTACGTCGAACCAGAGACGATCCAGCCCTTCCAGAAACCGATGACGACCGCGGCCAAGATCCCGGTCGGGCCAGCCGATGTAAGCCATGTCCATTCCGGCGAGGACACCTCTGCCAAGAGCCAGCGCACTCATCCGACCCTTACGAAGTGCGAGACCATCGACTTCGACCGTTTCTGCCGCATTACAGCGCCGCCGTTCGAGATGTCGGATGGGCCAGTGTTTCCGCCGACGTCGTCGAAGCTGCCGGCGGCTTGGTCGATCCAACGTTCGAAGAACGACGTGTGCGCGAACGGGTCGCCGTGAAGGTTGAAGATGCAGAGGTCACCGGGCATCGGCGACCACACCTCGCGACACTTATTGACGCCCGCGCGCGCCCATCCGTAGATCTCTTCGCATGACGCAGTGCGGAACTTCGACCAGCCCGTATGAGCGAAGCAGTAGGACTCGAAGATCGCGCACCAGAAGACGCCGTTCCAGCCAAACCATTCGCCGTATTTCGTTCGGTTCGACCCGTACGGAGACTCGTGGTTGCCGATCTCGTTGACCGCGAACGCGAGCGCTTTCATGCCGGGCGTCTTTGTCGCTGCCGCGATCCGTTGCGCACGCCGCGCGCGGTACGCATCGGGCAGAGGCCGCCAGTCTTTCGGCCGCAGGTACTCGTACAGCGTCTGCCCGAACACGCGGTCGCACGCGGAGGTCGGATAGCCAACCCAGTATTTCGCGCTCTTCGTCGCTGCCGCGGTCGCAGGACCGTAGTCGCCGTCGACCTTGCCGTCCTTGTAAGGCGCGAGACCGTCGAAGCGGCTGTGGCCTGCGAGAAGGTATTGAGCATCCCTGACGCGTGGGCCGCGCATGTGCGGCGTCGTGAGAAGAAGCGGAGTATCGAACTCCTTCACGGTCGCCTCCGGCGAGTGCTCGCGCGTTCGGGCTTGGGGACATACACGATGCCACTCTACGTCCCCTAGCGGCGGTTGCCTAGCGGCGGTTGCCTAGTTTCGGTCGTGCTGACGGCGGGCTGGGAGCGGCACCAGGAATAGGGATCGGAGACAGTCAGCGATGAACGGATCGGTGGCGTCGACGAGTGCCTCTGCGCCGCAAGGGAGCGGCTGGTCGCCGGTGGGGCTGGCTAGGTTGACGGTTGCGCGCACCAGGACGTATGAGGGTGCGTGGGGGAGCGCCGCCGTGTCCCCGTCCTGGGCGTCGTCCCCCACGCGTGTGTTGCGCTCGTCGTCGCGCATCTTTAGCCGGCTGCCTGGTGGACGGGGCCGCCGTCGAACAGGCCTCGGGCGGCGGCTTGCTCGAGCGTGATCCTGACGGTGGCTGTGCCGCCGTTGCCGTCGTAGGTGAATGTGTCTGTGCCTATGTACGGGCAGTCCGGGATGTAGGCGAACGACCCGTCGGCGTTGAGGGTGACGGCCCCGTGGGCCGGCCCGGTATTCAGGCTTGCTGTTGTGGGGTCGATGTCGTTTCCGAGCACGCCTGGTGCTGCTTCGGTGAGCGTGTGGCAGGCGTTCACGGTGTAAGCGTCATCGATGGGGTGGGCGGTGGTTGCTTCGCCCGTGCAGGCGTCGAAGTCGGCACCTGAGCCGACGCCGTTGAAGAACGCGGCCGAGAGATCCGCCGGGCCGATGCGTGCGTTTTGCGACCAGTGGAAGTCGTCGACGTAGTAGATGAGGTCTGGCCCGTGAGAGTCGTCACCGATCCAAATGTGGCTTGGCGGCGTACCTGTTCCTGTCCCGGAGTCGAGGACGCCGGAGTCAGTGCCGTTGATCCAGTATCGAGCCGCGTCGTTGCCGGTCCCGTCGTCCGCGACGTATGCGATCTCGACGGCGATCCAAGATCCGTCTCCGAAAGGGGTTGAGTCGAGCAGTGTCCCAGCGTCTAACTCGATTACACCGGTCGTCGGTGACGTGGCGTGCAGATGAAACGACGGATAGTTGAACAGCCCGATGCCTAGCCCTACGAGCCGAATGTCGAACGGGGAGCCGCCCGCCCAGAATGGCGACCACGATGGAACGTAGAGCGCGAAGGACGTGTAGACCCATGTGGTTGGGCCTGGTGCCGCTCCGGGCTGCGGCAGCTCGATCCATGACTCGTCGCTGGAGAGGTCTAGCTTTAGAGATGACGGCCCTTGTGAAGCTCCATCGCTGGAGATGCGTGCTCCGAGCGGAGTCGAGCAGGAGATGGCGTCCGCGACCGGAGCCTCGTCAAACAGTTCGTCAAGGTCGGGTTGGATCGGCGGCGTGAACCACGGGTTCGGCTTGACGCTGCCCTGCCACGCGAGCGCATCGTTCTGCGTGAGGCCCGTGCCGACAGCGGCGAGGAACGCGCCGGTGCTGTCGATCGTCGCGACGCTGTTGCCGGTCGCGCTGCCGAAGTTATTGAGCACGACCCACATGACGCCGCCGTCGTCGAACGATGCCGCCGAGATCGCGTCACCGGAGAACGGGAAGTCGTCGCCGTTCTGGATCGTCCCGATCTCGGTGCCCGCGCCGGTCGCGAGGTCGATTGAGTAGAACGGCTCCCCGTTTTCGGAGCCGAAGCCGAAGATGTAGCCGACGTCGGCGGCGTCGATCTCGAACGCAATGCCGGCTCCTCCAGCGTGGGTGGTCCCGATGTGTGTCGGGACGCCGGTCACCTTGTCGATCGTGTAGAGATGCGCGTCGTTGCCGGCGCCGTACAGCGTCCCGTCGCTCTTGAATGCGATGTCGGCCATCGTGCGGCTGCCCGCGAGCCCGTACACCCCGACGAGCGTCCCGGTGCCTGTCGCGGGGTCGACGATGATCAGAGACTTCGGGTTGGTGGGCGACTGGGAGCTCGTCGACCCGTAGAGGATGCCGCTTCCCGGGTCGAACGCGAGCCCGGTGACCGCGAACCCGATCGGGCCAACCGATGTCCACACGCCCGTGGCCGGGTCGATCGTGTAAAGATCCGAGTTGGAGGAGCCGCCGGTCGCGCCGTACAACGTCGCCATTACTGGACGCCTCGGTGGGGTCTCAATGGATCGAAGATCGGATGCGGCAAGGCCACGGTGATCGTGACGGTCGCCGTGTCGGTATCGCTTCCCGACTGCAGCTGGTAGACGAACGTGTCGCTACCGGTGAATCCCGCGACCGGGGTGTAGATGAACGAGCCGTCGATGAACATCTGCAGAGTGCCGTGAGATGGGCCACTGTCTACGGACGTGAACGGCTGGTCCGTGTAGACGTCATTCTCCAGAACGCCGGGCGGAGCGACCGTGAGAGGCCCGGTCGCGTCGTAGGAGTCTGGGTTCGCGGTAGCGGTCATCGGCTCGCTTTATGCCTCGTGCGGAAGATCGGATACGCGACTCGTTCAGCGCACGGCGGCAACAGCTGATGGGCCGACTCGATCGGATAGCTGACCGCCGAATACGCTTGCTCCAACGTAAGGTCGGTCAGAGTGGCGGCGAACGCTGAGCCGTCCGGGACACCGACGCTGAGACAAAGCTCGATTGCGGGGTCGGTCGCGAGATGCTGTTTCGGGACGTCCGACCCCCAGGGTCCAGTCAGTCCTAGATATGCGCCGAGACGGTCCTTCGGGCCGAGAGTGTCAGCGACGTCGTGATGGGCGCCGACCCACGCATCCCAATAGTCGAGGCTGTTCCAGAAGATCGAGCCGCTGCTTGAACACGGCGGCCCAGAGGGGGCGAAAGCTCCTACTCCGACGCCGGTCCCCATGTAGAACTCGCGGTATCCAGGGCGGTCGTTGTAGGTGGCGGCGAGCCAAAACTCGTGAGGAAGCTTCCAGTTCAGCCGTGCCGCCAAGCTGACGGTGATCGGCCCGGCTGTCCCGTCGAATTCATTGATCGTGGCGAGCTGGTAGCCGTCCACCATCACGGCCCACGACTCGGCGCCTCGCCCCGACCATTTCGCCTCGATCTCGAAAGGGAGAGCGATACCCATCTCGAGGTATTCGAGGCAGCACCCGTCGTAGCTGTGCCCGCCACCCGGGATGTCGGGGAGCGCTTCCGGGTCCCTGTCCATCACCGGCATCGTGTCGAGCGTGAGCTCGGCGACACCGAGACATCCGTGCGGGTAGGCGATCGTCATGACCGGTTCGCGAGCGACGGTCACGGGCGGGAGCGGCGGGACCTCTCCGTCGGGTGCGTTCTTGATCGTGAACGGCGGGGTGACCGACACCTAGATCACGGTGCCGAACACGACGTCGCCGTTCGGCTCGATGTAGCAAGTCGACACATGCGCGACATCGCTCGTTCCGATCGGGTGCGGCCCGTGCCGCCCTGCCGGCCGGTACCCCGCCGGCAGGTTGAACACGACACTGCCGTCCGGCCCGCCGAGGAACCCGCCGCGAATGTGCACCCAGCCGTTGATCCGGGTGAAACTGACGGGCAGATCCACGCCCAGGCTGTTCGTCCAGCCGTTCTCAAACGGCGGCGAATCAGGCGAGATCAGATCATCGACGCCGTCGACGCCGACAGTGCCAACATAGATCCACGGAGACCCCGAGGCCTCCAGAGAGCGGAGCCGACCAACATGGTTGCGAAGAACACCAGGGTATGTGAGCTGTTCAACGCTGCTCACGACGACACCGACGGTGTCCGATAGTCAGCCGAAGCGACAAACCCGGTGACGTGTTCGATGCCGTTATCGTCGATCTGGAACGGGATCGACTGCACACGCTGATAGCCGTCCGCTGTCACACGTAGCCGGTCGGACGCGTAGATCGGGACACGATCGCCGAGTCCGTAGGCGAGGAGCGGGATGGGTGAGCGCTCCGGGATCGGCGTGATCGTCATCGTGCGTTTGCCCTGCTTGGCGAGCACGAGCTGCTGCCGCATGAACTTGAGGACGGCCGCGCCGGTCGGGTCGTTCAGTTGCATCCCGGGCTGGAAGTTCTGTGCCCAGTAGACGCCGAACGCGGTGATCGAGTCGCCGTTGTCCAACGTGCCTGCGGCGGGGACGGGGGCGCCACCCTGGCCGGCGTAGCCGACGCCACGGTTGAAGAACGAGCCGGGGGTCGCGTCGTGCATCCGGTCGATGTTCGCGACGCACCGGTTCAGGCGGTCCCAACCGAACACAGCGGCTGGCCGGTCTTCTCCGGCGATCCGGTAGATCGACAGGTCGTGTGTGATGCCGGGCCGGTTGACCGGGTCGTAGACGGGGGTGAGGACGATGTCGCAGTTGCCTGCATCCTCGAGTTGCTGCCAGATGTCCGCGACCGTCGAGCCGGCTTGGGCGGTGATCCCGATCGGATCGGTCGTTTCGATCGTCCCAGCCCAGAACGACGAGCCGCCGTAAGAGGGGCCGGCGTCGATGAAGCACGGGCCGTCCGCGTTGATCGTCGCCTGCAGTACCGTGAGAGCGATCTGGTCGCCAGTCATGAACTGGCCGGGATGGGCCGGATCAAGGAACACGGGGCTGTCCGGGCCGGGCAGCGAAAACGGCCCGGTAGCGGCGCCGAACTGGACCGCCCGTCCGGCAAGCAGCTTCCGCGGCCCATAGGCGGTGAACGTCGATACCGGCAGGTTCGCGTCCGCTTGATCTTCTGGCTGCATCAAGATCCCGGCCGCGCGCGGCCGCCACAGCGTCTCGCCTGACCCGTCACGGCGGAACGCCCACACGATCCTCTTCGACGGTGCCACCTTCGGATAGGCGTCATCCCAGATCGTGTTCACTCGCGGGTCGTCAGGCACGACCTTGCCGGTGATCACCTCGGCCTGCCCCAACGACAGCAGCACCGACCGTTGCGACACGATCCCTTCAGCGAACGTTGTCGTGATGCAGTTCAGATCGGTGAAGAGGTACCGCCACTGGAATCCGCGGAAGAACCGTGTTCCTACAGACGGCGCCGGAGACGGCCCTGTGTCGAGGATCCCCGCTGTGAGCGTCTCTCCCTCTTCGGGGATGCCGCCGACGACAACTTCGAGCGGCACGGGTTAACTCCAGGGGACGTTGTAGAGGACGTCGATGTCGGCGCCGATCGGCTCGATCACGTTGGTGCCTTTGACGAGCGGCCAGAAGTCCGACACGGACGGGTCGACGCCAGCGTCGAGGAACGTCACGGCCCCATCCAAGGTGACGGTGCCGCGGAAGAAATCGATCTCGGCGTACTGGCCTGAATCGACGCTTGCGGCTCCAGGTCGTGCGCCGTCGTACTGGATGAACCCGCCGGTGGTTGCGTTCGTGATCCCGAACGACGTGAACGGTCCGTGCGCCTTGATCACCGGCTTGAAGTCGGAGGTGCCAGTGTTGTCGACAGTGACCGAGTCACCGTCCGCGATCGATATGAGCTGCTGCACCGAATCGATCGCGTAAGGGAACGGCGATGCGAACTCGACCGGAACCTCGTATCCGATCACGCCCTCGACGGGGGCAGGCCACGCGGACGTGAGGATGTTCGTGAGCATCCGCTGATTGCCGCCCGCGCCCGGGCCGTATTCGGTGCCAGAGGGCGTCCAGTAGAGGCGCTGCTGGTCGAAGCTCGCCGACGGGAACCGGAGCTCGTCGAGGAACGCTGACAGCAGGTCGTCCATCTCGCGAAGGTCGACGCCGCAGGCAGGGCCACCTTGGCCCTTGTCGCCCATGACGTAGGCGACGGAGAACGACGCGACGACACCGTCTTTCCATGATGGGTGCGGGACACCGCCGTCGGCTTGCGAGAGCGGGTCGGAGGTGTAGCGGAGGGCGGCCGGCACGATCTTGTAGCCGGCAGGGACGATCAGATAGTTCCGGTTGGTGGCCGGGTCGGGCGTGTTGAAGTTGATGGTGCCGAGGTCGCATTGCAGCGTGTGCGGCACATCGGACTCGAGGTTGATCATGGCCCTGCTGCCCCGTTCAGCGCGGCGGCGACTGCCGCGCGTTCGCCGCGCGGCAGTGACGCGATGAACTTCGCCGCCTGCTGCTTCTCGTTCAGCGTCTTCAGCAGCGCCGTCTGCTTCTTCGCTTCCGAGAGCTGGTAGGAGTCACGCTGCTTTTGCTGCTCGGCAATGGTCTGCGTGACCTGCTTGAGGGTATCGAGTGGCCGGACGATCGAGGGCACAAGCCCGGCACCGGGCAGTTTCGGCACGCCGACGAACGCCTGCACCTGGTCACGAATGCCTTTCAGTTCGGCGACGAAGTTGTCGGCGTACGCGATCCCGTCTATTTTCGCGACCCTGGCGATGTCGATGTGGTTCTTCGCGAGGACTGCGGAGATGCCGCGGCTCACCGCGGCGCCGCTGATGTCGCCGCGGTTGAACCTGTCGGTCAGGTCGGCGATCGTGCGGGTGGCGGCGGTCCCCTTCGCCGTCGCCTGGTCCTGCTGCACAGCGAGGCGGGCCTGCTCGAACTGCAACAGGAACGCCTGGAGCGTAGGCTGATTCGTCCCGGGATGTCCTGCGAGCTGCCGAAGCTGGCGTTCAGCGGCCGCGTCGTTCGTTGACAGCGTCCGGCCGCCCGGCAGGATCACCGACCGCTTCAACTGGTTCAAGGTGAGCCTGTTCTGCTCAGCGGTGAGGGCAGCCTGCTCCTTTTGCAGGGGCTTGGAGAAGATGTCGCCAATCGACGCGGCGATAGATCCGCCGATCGTGTTCAGGTTCTGCTTCGCCTGGTTGATCGCGTCCGCGACCTGCTGGCCGCCCTGTGTGATGGCTTGGTCGATCGCGCCATGCAACGCGGCCTGCACCTCTGGCGCGCCGGTGTTGATCCCGACCACGATCCCCTGTGCGAGCGGCAACCCGATCTCGTTCGCTGCCCGCCTGGACGGCGAGTGGGCGTCCGCGGCGTTCTTGCCGGCTCCGATCGCGGCGAGCACGTGATCGACCATCGCCTGGACGGTCTTCACGTCCCGGTCGATGATCCCCTGGGCGACACCGTCGCCGAGCGCCGCGCCGACGTCATGGCCGCCACGCTTGGCCGCGGTCTTCAATCCTTCGCCCTGCAGAAGTTCGCGCTCGACTACGTTCAGCGACTGATGCGCACGGGAGGGATCCAGGATGAAATCGATCTGCTTCTTCGACGGCAACGTTCCGATCGACTGTGTGAACTGCTCGAGCAGCCTGAGCGACGTCGCGAGCCCCGGATTTTTTGCCTGCAACTGACCGGCCGTGTCGGCGATCCGCTTGACGAAGTCCTGCGACGCTTGCGCATCCAGGGCTGCGACGTTCCCGCGGAACACGGGACTCGTTGATGGTGTGCCGGACCCGGCGAACCGCTGCCGGGTGAGGGTCTCGTCGCGGCTCCGCTCGGCGTCAGCCAACGCGATCGTCGTCGCGAGGGTGTCGCGACGTCCCTGCTGGATGTTCTTCTCGTTCGTACGTTGGGCTGCTGCGGCCTGTGTACGACGCTCCTCCGACTGGGTGATTTGAAGGGCAGCTGCGGCGTCCTGATCGCGGGCCGTCTTGAGGACGAGGACAGCGGACGCATGGTCTTTCGTGCCGCGCGTTGCCTTCTCGCGCGCCTCAGCTTCGCGCACCGCTTGGTCGGCTGCTGCCTTGGCGTCCTTCGCGAGCGCGACATCCACCTTCGACTGCGCGACTGCGTCGACGAGCTCGCGAGTCTTGTTCAACGCACCGCCGAGCAGATCAAACGACGACCGAAGCGAGTCAGTCGCCCGCTGGATGTCGCCCTCCCGGGTACCGAGATAGACGAGCCCGCCCGCAAGAACCGAAACGCCAGCGATGGCCAGACCAACCGCGCTCCCGCCGCCGAGAGCAAGCGCGCCGACGCCCCGCGCGAAGGTTCCTAGACCGCCGACCGAGGCCGCTTCGCCCTCGACCGCGACAGCCGTTTCTGAAGCGGCGAGCGCGACGTTCGCGGCCGTCGCTTCAATCTTGGCTGGCTGCCCTGCGATCAGCGCGCGGGTGTAGAACGCCTCCGCTGTCGCCACGGCCGCGGTTGCGATGCCGAGCGCCTTGTAGGTTCCGATCGCGGTGACGAGCGCCGGCGCGCCGATCGCTGAAGTGACACGCTCAACACCGGTCGCGACGTCGAGCAGCGGCGGCCCGATCGTGACAACAACGTCACGGAACTCGCCGTAGAAGCCGGCGATGTCGTGGACGCCGGCGCTGACCGCGTCCTGCACGGTCTGCGAGTTCGCGAGCTCGGTCGCGTACTTGCCGATCCCTTCGGCGAGGTCGTTGACGACCGGCAGCGCGTGCTCGCCGACCGACACCTCGAGCTGGTGGATGTCCTGCTCTGTCCGTTGGAACTGCCCCGAAGCGGTCTGCGCGAACTTCGCCGCCGAACCGCCGAACCGGTCCTGCACGGCCGCGAGCGCAGCGACCCGGTTCGCGACCTTGTCTTGCGCCGCCGCAACCTGCAACGCGTTCGCGTAGATCAGCTTCTGCTGCGCATCGAACTTCGCCCCCGCAGCAACAGCCTCGTCATGCCGCTGCTTCAGCTCGCCGACGTTCTGGTTCACGCCGTGCAGCACGATCCCGAGCCGCGACAGCGACTGCGTCGATCCTTGCTCTGCCCGCGACAACGCCAATGCGGCGACGGCCACGTCGATATGCCGTGCCCGGGCGACGTCCTCGGCTAGCCCGAGATCCCGGTAGGCGGTCGCCGAGTTCTTCGTCGCGGACACCAGCCTGATGAACGACGACGCGAGGCTCTCGTCAGAGAACCCCTTCAGCCGGGCTTCCTTCTCCAGCAGCGCCTCAACCGACTGGCCGTACAACTCCGTCGACTGGTGCGCGTTCTTCAGCGTCTGGTCGACAACAGCGAAGGCCGACTGATGCTCCGCCGCCGCCTCAATGATGTGCTTCGCACCTTCGAACACCCCGGCGGCGGCGAACGCGCCGCCGATGATGTTCCGGACGTTCGAGAACCCCGCCCGCACACCACGCTCGACCTCCGACTGGTAGCCGGTCGAGTCCGAGCGGAGGCGGACGTAGGCGACACCGACCTCGTTCACGCGTGCTCCATCCCGAGCGCGGAATCGAGCATCGCCATCGCGTCACGCTGCCGGGTATCCGTCAGAGATGGGCCGGGCTCGTCCGGGGCCAGCAGCGAACCCACCTGCTCCGGTCCGACCCGCTCGAGCAGGGCGGCGTACGCGATGCGGCCTAGCGTCGGCATCGTCAGCTCTGCGAGCCCTCCACCGCCGGCGAGCCGGATGCGGCCGTCGAGCTCTCCCCAGACGGAGGCTGTGCAGATCCATTCGAGGAGGAAGCGGATGGAGTAGGAGGGCGGCCGTTCTGCACCGCCATGCAGTAGTCGACGACCTCGGAAATCGTGCGGATCGTGATCGGCGGATCGGCGTGGTCGCGCACCTGCCGCCACCGGTCCGCCTGGTCGGGCTCGATCAGCCCGGCGACTGTGTCGTCGAGGATCGCGACGAAATCAGCGTTGGTGAGCGTGCCGTCGGCGCTGGTGCTGTCGCGGAGCCCGTCCCAGTAGCGGACATACACGGCGGGTTCGCTGGCGACCCTGACGGTGAAGCGTTCGCCGCCGATCGTGAACTCGCGAAGCTCGTCGTTGACGTGGGCGACGCGTTCCTGGTCGAAGTCCTTCACGTTCAACCTGCGCTTTCGATGGGGGACACAGCGAACGTCACTTTACGACACTCGCTGGTCAACCACTAGCCGCCGGCAAAGCCGGGCGCAGATAGGGCCGGTTGTAATCAACCTCGACCCGGTTCGCGTAAACCAGCTTCGAACCGACATCCACGAAGATCCCGAGCCCGTCGCGGCCAGGAACCGTTGTGATCGAGGCCCGCAGCCTCCCGCTTCGCACGGCAGGACCGGTACCTGGCTGCGATGGCGGCGGATGGGATGCGTTCAGCTTCGCCTGCGTCTCAACACGGAATCCGCGCCGGTAGAGATCACGAAAGGCAGGCCCGAGCGGGCCGTGGCGGATCTCGTCAATGACGAACGGGAACAGCTCGACATGCCCGACACCTAACTCCATTGGTCGTCGGGGATGCCGTCGATGGCGAACCGGATCACCATCTGCCAGCCCGCGCAGCCTCCGGAGGGCGCGATCGCTTGGAGGCCGTCCATGAAGTATTCGGAGCAGCCTCCGCCCGGGAAGAGGTTCTTGGCGCGGATCCGTTTTTGGATGCCGTTCCAGAGCGCCCACCCGTCGGTGATGACTGTCTTGGCGGCGGCGGTGATCGCGTCCGCGGCGGGCGGGTTGCCGCGGGAGTCCGGGGTCGGCACGCACCGCGTCGCGAGCAGATGGAGGGCGGGGAGGTTGCGGGAGCCGTCGAATACACGGTGGCCCGGCTGCAACGGTGGCAGAAGCGGCGCCGTCGTGCCTTGCTGGAGCGACTGCACCCAGACTGCGAGCTCGCCGCAACAGTCAAGCGTCGGCGTGCCGTAGTAGACAACCTGGCGGCCAGGTGTTCCGGCGTCGGTCTCGTCAAGAGCATCCGCGGCCGCCGTAAGGAGGCACTGGGCGAGTTCGTAGAGGCTGTCGAGCGTCGAGACGGCGACAGTCACACGCCAGCCTTACGGGCGAACTGGGCGGTGTCGGGCGACCATACAGCCGGCCGCCGCGTCCCCTTCACGGGGTAGGCAGCGATGAATGCGTCGACGAGCGGGATCCCCGACGCGCCCTCCCGCAACAAAGCGGCCAGAGCGTTCACCCGGTCGATCGTGACTCCCTCCCTCACAACCCTCGTCACGGACGCGGGCAGGCGGCAGTCGCCGCCATTGCACGCGTTGTACAACTCCCCCGCCAGCTCGCTTGCGGCGGCGACACCGAGCGGCGGTGGCGAGTTCCCGTACTGGTATGTGATCGAGAACGTTCCGGGCTGGTCGTCGTCGAGGGCGAGGTTCTGGCAGCCGGGCCAGCGGCGCGCGAGCGACGGCTGTGCCGGGTCAGACATACGGGTCAGCCACCGCCAGCCGTCAAGGCGCCAGTTCGGATTGCCGTCCGTGTCGAGCTCGTCGAGGGCTACGCCGTCGATCCTGACCTCGGTGATCGCGCGGGCGGGATAGCCAGCCAGTTTCACCCGTGACAGCGGCTGACAGCCGCACCATGCGCCTGCGGCGGTATGGCCGAACCCCCAACCCAGGCCGCCGTAGTAGCCGAACGACGGCAACGCGACATCACCGGGGATCGATCGGTTCCAGCATGAGCACCGGTCGCGGCACGGCCGAACAGTCCGCTCGCACAACCCGGGAAACTGGCGGCCGGACGCCTCGAACAGCAGCATCGACGCCTCCACAGCGACCTCGCTGAGGCTCGCGCCGCTCGCCTCATTGGCGGCCGCGTCGCCCATGCACGCCGCGACATCGTCGCGCGAGCACCAGCTAACACAGGGACCGAGGACTGGGCCGGGGACGGTGCTCATGGCATCCTCGCCGCCAAGCGGGACGCCAGACGGGGAGAGAATGTCCGGCGTCCCGCTTCAGGCGGCTCTAGCTTGCGGGCGCCACCGTCGCGTAGCCGCACGCCGCCGTCGGGATAGCGCTCCCGGTGAGGAACTTCCCGAAGATGCCGGTGATCGGCGCGGGCTGGTCGCTGTAGGGGCCGTGCGACCAGAGCGGGTTACGGCGGGAGAACCCGGTCAGCGCGTTCGGGTTGAAGTCGTTCTGCGCCTGGTTCTGCGCGTACTGCCACTCCGTCCACGGGAACACGTAGTGAACCCACGGATAGGTGGGGTTCTGGTGGTCGGCGGTGATCGCCTTCGACCAGAACTCGAGCGCGACCCCGGGTGCCTGCGGATCGTCGCAGAACAGCTGGCCGGCGACGTCGACGCCGACGGTCTGGCCGCCGTCCGTGACGAGTGTGGCGCCGAGCAGCATCTCGTGCATCCCCGCTTCGAACGCCCCATCGACGAACTGGAACGTGAACCGCTTCAACCGGTCCTTATCCTTGAACGTCGCGACGACGCAGCCGCAGCCGTTGACCATGTCGCGGTCTGCGCCGGTGAGGACTTCAGGGGTGATCTGGATCGACTGGATCTTGTCGGTGACCCAGCTGTTGTTCGGGCCGGCTGCGACGTTCCCGAGGGAGTCGAGCCGGGTAAGACGGGCTGCGCAAATGCCCAATTCGACGGGGCATACGCTCATCGGAAAACACCTCCCTCGAGGTTAGGGGTCCGGATGTTCAGCATCCGGTCTTGTTTCTGTCGACCAGCACTCCGGTCTGGAGCTGCTGATCCCAGTAGACGACGTACAGCCGCTCCGCGTAGAACAAGAGCGTGTTGGTTGACCGGTTCAGGCTTTGCGCGATGTCCCCGATCACGGTGACGTCGGTTGAGCGGCGAATGTGCACGGGGCCGGTCGCGAACGCCCAGCCTTCACACGCCGACGGGTCGCCGTGGCCGACGGGGTGCGCGCCGATGTAGCCGTCGCCGACCGCGACCGGTGTCCCGTTCGCCTTGGTCACCATGATCGCGCCCTGCGACTCGATCAGCTGCAATGCCCGCCACGCGGTCGCGGTTGCCGGGTCGACATGGATCAGCCCGCCACGCTCTGTCGCCCCGATCTGGTTCTCGAGCACAGACAAGGCGTTCGCCGGCGACGTCGATGTCGTGCCGAGCGGCAGAACCAGATTCGGGTCGGCGAGATACGGGTTCGTCGGGATGTAGGTCGCTCCGACGAGCTGCTTCTCAGCCGCCGCACCTTCGACAGCGGTGAACGCGGCCACCGCCCGGGCGCGGAATTCGTCGTTGGTCGCGATGCCGCGGGCGTTGCAGGCCGCGTTCAGATAGGCGGTGAACGACCCGAACGTCGGCTTCGACACCACCGACCCGCCCGTCTTCTGTGCGGTCGACCCGGACGCGCAGGGATCATGCCCCTGAGCCCCATCTGGCGGGAACGGCCACACCTCGACCCCGTTCGCCCACCGCTCATCCTCTGACGGGATGATCGCGGCGGCGGCGAGCAGCCCGTACTTCGGCGGCTGCGGCGCCGGCCCGTCAACCGGCAGCAGGATGTAGCCGGTCGTCACAGCTCACCGCCCTCACGGAAAGCGGGGCCACACACCCTGATGGTGCGCAGCCCCGCCATACCGATCGTCACGGTGATCGCTTCGGCCCCTGTCTAGTAGGCCGGGTTCGTGATCGTGGCCGCCGCGCTCAGCGCGCCGGTGTCCTGCACCGTGCTCGTGACCTCGTACGAGACCGCGCCGACCTTCGCCACGTTCTCCCACGTCTCGCCGAACATCTGGAAGGTGTTCGTCGCGTTGAGCGTCGAATCGCGGACGAGGCCCAGCTCGAGCGTGCCTCCGTCGAGGTACAGCCAGGTGCCCTCGGGGAAGATGAACCATTTCACCGTCGTCGGCCACCCGTTCAGCGCACCTGCGGACTGGGTGTTGAGCACCTGGCCGCCGCCCGTCTCGCCGTCGAGGTAGAACGACGGCTCCAGGTTGAACGACCGGATGATCGCGACCATCTCCGCGTCGGAGATCTGGAACTTGTCGAACGGCTGCCGGACGACGTCGGCCTTGAGCAGGTCCTTCGCCCATGCCGGGATCAGGACACGCAGCGTCGCGTCGGAACCCATCCGGAAGTGCGACCGGATCTGCGCTGCCGCGTTGATCATCGCCGGGAACAGCGACGCGGTCGCGCCCGCAACCTGCGCGGCCGTCACCTGCGTCGAGCCGGCCGAGATGCCGTCGAGGAGCGCCGTCTCCGCCGCCCTTGCGTGCGCCGCCATCAGCAGGTCGGTGAACTGCGCGAGCTGCTCCGGGTAGGCGCGGGCGCCGAGGTTGCCGGCGGACAGGCAGTGGTAGATCGCCGCCACGTCGACCTCGGAGAACGACGGGCAGATGACCGTCTGGCAGGTCTTCGTCCCGGACGAGCCGCCCGCGGCATCCTGGGCGGCGGTGATCTTCCCGACGCCGGTCGTGATGTCGCCGATCGTCGGCGGCGCGGCGAACCGCAGGCCGCCGCGGACCGCCTGGAACGCCGCGAGCGCGTCACGGACGGGCCGGTCGGTGACCGCGATGTTCTGCAGCTCGTAGTACGGCGTGACGGGGGCGCAGAGGCCACCCGAGGCGACGAGCGCCTCCTCGCCGATGATCGAGTCGAGCTTCGCCTGCGTCGCTTCCGTCGAGTCGCGCGGATCGAGCCTGCGCTCCTCCGGGAAGTCGTAGCGGGCCGAGGCGACGACGACGTCGGCGGCGCCGGGGCGCGCGTCGAACCTCTGCGTCGCCTCCTTGAGCGTCTGGACGAGCGTCTCCCGGTCGAGAGCAGCGCCGGCCTGCACCGACTGGAACCCGGCCGACGCGATCAGCGCTGACCCGGGCCGCTTCGGCTGCGGTGTGTGCCTCGGCGACACGCGCGGCGGTCGTGCGAGCCTGCGCGGCTCGTCGGGCTTGACGTCGGCGGCGGCCGCGACAGCCTCCGGCTCCTCGACAGGAGCGGTCTCTGCGTCGAGCTCGACAACAGCTTCCGCCTCGCCATCGGTCTCGGTTTCTGCCTCTTCGACCTCGACAGCTTCGGCCTCGTCGGTCGCGGCTTCGGGCTCGTCGCTGTCGGCCGTCAGTTCGACGTCGGCGGTGAGCCGGTCGATCTCGGCCTGGAAGTTCTCCTGCGCCTCCACACGCGACGCCTGCTCGGCATTGAGCTTGTCGTACTGCTCGCGTCCGGTGGTGAGCTGCGTGATGACCTCGGCCGCGGTGAGCTCGCCGAGGAAGTCGGTGTCGTTCGCACGGATCTTCGCCATCGCCTGCTCGTGCTCGGTGCGGGCGGCGGCGAGCTCTTCGTCGTTCAGGTCGGAAAGGTTCTCCGGAAGGTTCTGGAACAGCTTGGGCTTCATGGGTAGGTCCTCCGATGCGCGAAGGGCTGGTTCTGCGCGCTCGGGACCTATGGCCCGAACTGGAGACGGGCGGCTACGCCGACCTGCGTCTCGTTATGTCGCCCGGGACGCTAGCACGACCAGGGGACGTTGCACAAGACCTGCGCGTCACCAGTCGAGCGCGAGCGGATCGTGGTCGCCGATCCAGCAGCACGCCACCCGTGCCGGGTTCATCCCCGCCATCGCGTGCGTCCCTATCAGCGACTTCACCGTGTCCGGGTGCTGCACGAGATTCGGGACGGTCGCCAACGCAAGATCGCCGGTGTGACGGACGTACTCACCGAGCCGGTGGTCATCTCCGAGGTGGCCGTGCCGCCACCGCCGGGCGTCGACGAACTCGAGGATCCCCGACACGGCCCGGTGCGGGTAGATCGTCGCGACGCAGGGGAGCCAGTCGGCGGGGTCGAGCTCGACGTACCGGTCGTCACGCCAGCCCGCCTGACGGACGCGCTCTGCGGACCGGGGTGGGGCTCCGCCGACGAAGAGGCAGATGATCCGGTCTGGATGAGCGGCCACGATCCGGGCGGCGACGGCGGCGAGGTGCCGACAGGGGATGGCGTCGTCTTGGATGACCAGGAGATGGGTCTCCTCGTCGAGAGACTCCAGACAGGCTTGGTAGCTCCGCCACGCGTTCGCGAACGCGACCGGCTCCGGATCCTCGATCACCCGCATCGTTTCGAACCCTTCGAGCCGCTGGGTCAGCCGAGGGATCAGGTGGGCGCGGGCGGGATGGGTCTGGATTCGGCAGCCGATGGTCACGCATCCGACTATGCCTCCGGATTCGGCGGGCGTCGGCAAATCGTGATGCGCGTTCCTACGTCAGACGGTGTCAGGGGCGGGCTCGAGCGCCTGAACGATCGGCTTCGGCCGCGCGCGCCGGTTCTTAAGCCGCAGCGCTGGGCGCTCGACGAGGAACCACGAGACGGCCACAGCGATCGCCAAGAGCGCGTATTCGACGGCGTACTCCTTCGGTTTGCTCGCCCACCGCTCGTGCTGAACCCACTGGAAGATCGGGAAGTGGAAGAGGTAGATCCCATAGGAGACGCGGCCGATCCAGACGAATGGCGTAAACGCGAACAGCGCGGACAGGGTGCTGCCGTCGGAGACCATCAGATGGCCGATCAGTACGGCAGAGGCGATCCCGGCAACGGTGAGTCCGCCGTAGAGGGCGAAGTGGCCCTCGGATCCGTTCTTGGTCGCTGTGCCAATGACCACGAGCGCGGCGAGCGCGGCGAGTGCGAGCCATCCGGCAGGTTCGCGGCGCAGCGACGAGAGGCCGCCCCGCAGATAACCGACAGCAAGGAGTGCTCCGATGAGTAGCTGGTCGGTCTGGGAGATCAGCCAGTCGGGAACGCCTCGAACGTCGCCGGCGGTCATTGCAGCTCGGGACACGATCGCCAGGATGATCAGCACGGGAAGCGCTTTGCCGAGGAGCCGCCGCGAGGCGAGGAGCACGAGGAGCGCGGGCCAGAGGAGATAGAACTGCTCCTCGACAGCGAGCGACCACGTGTGGGCAAGAAAGCCGAGCGGATGCCCGAGCGCGGCGACGATGTTCGCGACGTAGAAGAGCGCGGCCGGGATGGAGTACCACCTGCTGATGGAGACACCATTGTTGGCGCCGACGTACACGTTCGGGAGGAGCGCGACGAGCGCGAGCGCGAGAAGGAGCGGCGGGATGAGCCTGAGCGCCCGGCGCGCGTAGAAGCCAGCGAACCAGACTTTCCCGCGTGCCTCGAGCTCGACGAGAAGGAGAGCGGTGATCAGGAAGCCGGACAGCGTGAAGAAGATGTTCACGCCGTAGCCTCCGCCTTCGGTATGGGGGAACGAATGAGTCACAAGGACTAGGCCGATCGCGAGAGCGCGTACGCCGTCAAGCGCTGGCTCGTAACGAAACCGCGGCTGCACCGCGGGAGTATGCCTCGGTTGATCAGGTTCCGTTCGTGGTGTCGAATTGGCCCAGCGTCAGCCGGATCAGAGCGTTCATCTGACGGGTAAGCGACTGGACTTGGGCAAGCGTTTGAGCGTTCGTCGGAGAGCCGAGCGCGAGGAAGGTCGCGTTCGAGGTGAGCGCGTTCTGGCCCTTGGCGACGAGTGATGCGACGTTCCCGTTCGCGTCGTCGCGGTCGTAGAAGCTTCCGTCCCAGTCGAATTTTCTGACGGTCGCCATTTACGAGATCCTGCAGATGATCGCGGTGGTCTTCTGGTTCGCGGTGATCGACGATTCGGCGATCGTCGAGGGGATCGTCGAGCCGACAGATCCGGTGAACCAGGAGAGGATGGGCAATCCGCCGAGTGGCGACACGTGAAAGGCCGACGGAAGCTGCGGCAGAGCGTTCTGAACGGCGAGCACCGCGGCTGCGAAAATGCTTGAGTTGCTGTCGGTGGAAAGGACCAGGTCGAGTTGGTCGCCTGCATTCACGGCAAGGTTCGGGTCGGCGAGGATCCGCCAGCCGGTGCCCGGACTCGCGATGGCTCCGCTGTGGTACAGGCGGTTCCTTGTCGTAACCGTGGTGTCGATGATCCCGATGTCGAGGTTGCCTGCCGAGGCGGTGATGTAGACGGCGAGATCGTGGAGCGTTCCCGAATAGGGGATCGTGACCCTGACCCCGACCATGCCGTTCGCTCCTGGAGTGGTCGTGCTGTTGAACAAGCGCGGGTCGATGGGTGCGATCAACCCTGGAAGCTGGATGCTTTGTCTAGCCGACGGCGGGACACTGTCGGAGACCACGTACCAGATCGCGCTCGAGGACTTGTACTGCAAGAGGATCGACTGGTGGAGAAACGGCAGCTTCGCCGAGGTCACCCCTGACGCGATGTTGAAAACGTCTGATCCCTGGCAGGCGATCGTCACGGCGTTGTTCGACGACTGCTTGATCAGCTTGATCTCAACGACTGACCCGTCCGCGGGAGCGTTCGGAAGAGTGATCGTGACCGCGCCGCTCGACGTGTCGACCGGAACGAAATCGCCGGCGGCTGCTGTGTAGCCGCTCGTCTTGACCGCGGTCGGCGTCAGGCCGAGCTTATCCGCTGATCCAGCGGCGATCGCGACGGAGCTGAGTGCCGTGACGCGGCCTTGCGCGTCGATCGTGACGGCGGCAACGTGGGTGCTGTCTCCGATTGGACCCGAGGCGCCTGGGCCGGTGTTCGGTAGCGAGATCGTCCGGTCAGCTGAGAGGTCGCCGCCGCCCGAGAGTCCTGTGCCGGCGGTGATCTGCCGCGTGTTGAGGACAGCGCCGACGAGGTTCGTCTGAATGACTGCCCAGCTCGAACCCACGGCCGCCTGGGTGCCCCCGGCGTTCGTCGCGATCGCGGTGAACATGTCGCCCGCCTCGACACTGACTCCGGATGCGCCGCCGATCTTTCCTGCGACAGAGACGATGTAGAGGTCTCCAAGTGTCGCCGCCGGGTAGTTCGGATTCGCGGAGCAGTCCTGAGCGCCCTGGAACTCAAGCGCGTGCGCGGCACGAACGACACCGTCTGCGTACGTCTTGACGGCCTTTTGCGACGGAACTCGAGTGTCGCTGTTTGCGGAGAGCGTGCCGTCGGTGTCGAGCTGCGAAGCCTTCAACTGTGCATCGTTCGTGACGCTTCCAAGGCCAACGTCAGACGCGACTAGCGAAAGGAGCGTCTTGACTGCCGCAGCGTTCGCAGCCGCAAGGATCGACTGGGCGATAGCGGTCGGCGTAATCCCTGCGTACGTATCGAGGTCTGCGTCGTGGGCCTGAACATCGGTGCCGACGACGAGCGAGAGAAGCGTTCGGAGCTGCGCCGGAGTCGCGGCGACGATCCCGCCTGAAGCGAGACGGGCCAGGATGGTTGAGGCGCCCATCGTCAAGGCCGCGGGTGTGTCGTCGCTGTCGGCCTTGAGGATCGTGTTCGCGTCGTAGAGCGAACTCGCGACCTTCCCTGCCAGAGCCGTCGTGACGGATGCGGCGAAGCTTGCGTCGTCGTTGATCGCGTCCGCGAGCTCCTTCAGCGTGTCAAGTGCTCCTGGCGCCCCGTTGATCAGGTTCGCAATAGCGGTTGCGATCGCGGTGTCGCGTGCAGTCGCCTCCGCTGCGACGGCGGCTGTGACCTCGGAGTCGCGTGCGATCGCCGACGGAATCTGAGCGTCAGGGACGAGCCCCGAGCCGTCGAGGCTGGCGTAGCCGCTCGCCTGGCCTTTCTCCGACTCCTTCTGGTACTGAGTGTGGGGATCGGATGCGGCGACGTGCGCCGCGAGGCCGGCGTCGGTGTAAGCCTCGGCTGTCGAAACTGCTTCTGCGTCGCCTGTCGCTCGCGAGGTCGCCTCCGCAGTGACGGCGCCCTCGACATCCGTGAGCGTTTTGGCGGTGATCGTGGCAGCGATTTGGTCGCCGACGCCGATCGACCGTGCCGACGATCCCTCCTGTGCGCGGGTGATCGTGAGCGTGTCACCGGAGACGGTGCAGCGGACGATCTCGGCGTTCGCGTCCGTCGGCATGACGTTCGCCGGCCAGACCGTAGCGTTGAAGCTGCCGGACGGGAACTTGGCGCCATCTCCCGCCTGAACGGCCAGCGACGTGCCAGAGGTCGCCGGCGAGGGGGCAGTCGCGATGGTCGAGTACGCGAAGTTCTTGTGTGCGTCCATCAGTAGACCACCAGTTCGCCCGACGGCAAGATCGGGGCCTCAGGGCTGTCGGTGACCTTCACCCACACCTTGTAGGAGCCAGCGGTGAGAGCCACCGTCCCGCCGGGACCGACGAGACATTTCGCGTAGTAGCGGGTGCCGGACGTCTCCCAGACCGCGCTCTTCCAGTCTCCGCTGACGGGGTTGGTGAAGCGGGCCGTGAACGCCATCTTCACCGTGTCAGCCGTGGGGTCATAAGCGTCGCCGTCGACGACGGCGGATACGGGCACCTTCACGTACTGGAGCGAATCGATCTCGATCTTCATGACGGCGAGCCCGCGCTCCAGCCGGACAGCGGCTCGTAGGCGCTCCAGCCGCTGGTTGGCTTGCCGATCCGGAGCCGAAGCGCCGGACCGTCGACAAAGCTCGTGGTCGTGATCGTCCCTGCGTACGCCTGTCCGAACTGCGGCCAGGCGAAGGCATTCGCGCCGAACATCTACGCCTCGAGGGCGGGCCGCGAACCGCCGAGCGCACCGGCCAAAACTGGCATCAGTGGCCCCGGCCTGGACGGGCGAGCCGCAGCGGCTCGGCGATCTGCGGCATCAGGCCGGTCGATGCCACCAACGCCAACGGCGCCCCTGACGCCGCCAGCCGAACCTCAGACCGCGGCACCTGAAAACCCGGGGTCGGCACACAATGGACGGCGATCATCTCGCCGCCGCGCCAATCACCGGACGGCGGGTTCGCGCGGAGATCACGCAGCCTCTCCGCCGGAAGGTCAGACCGGATCGCGCCGGCGACCCAGATGCCGTAACTGTCCTCGCCGGCGCGAACGAAAGCCGCGACGGTGCCGGAGTCGTCGTAGTGGGCGCGCGCCTCAGCCTCGCTGAGACCGACCGTGGAAGCGTGCCCGGACGCGAGCGTGATCCTTCCGACGGGCAGCAGGTCGCCGTCGTCGGTCTCGATCGCGCCCAAGTGGAAGTGGCCGTAGCCCGTCATTGACCGCGGCGGGTTTACGCACCGTCCCGAAAAGCCGGTGTGGCAACTCGACCAGAGAGCGGCGTGGCCGTACACCCGGCCGTCTGCCGTGACCGTGAGCGGTGTCGGCTCGGCGAGGCCTGGATCGTCAAACCATGCGAGCGGCGGCTTGACCGGCGCCAGCGCTGCAGCGACGAGCTCGAGCGTCATACGTTCAGCGCGGCGCGCATCCGCCGGCGCTCCTCGAACTCATGGTCGACGGCAGCTTTCAACGCCAGCACGGTTTCTGTGAGCTCTTGGAGTTCGCTGACGGTGGAGGCCGCGACGATCGGGCCGGCGGTGCGGGTGAGAACGAAGCAACTAGCCGTCGCGACATGCGCTGACTCGACCGAACCGTCATCGTTTTCGACCAGCGAGATCGTTGCGCGTTCGAGCGCCTGGAACGCGCAGATGGTGGCGCCACCGATCACGTATTCCGCGAACGTCATCAGGGTCGGTTGCACCCCGATCGTTCCAGCCGAATCGTCTTCGAGAGGCGGCTCGATGATCTCGAGCGTCGCGACGTACGGGTCGATCGACACGCCGCGCAGCGAGAGGTTCCCGACCATCTCAGCCGCACGCATACCGATCTCGTCGGGGTTGAAGACGCCGGCACCCCAGATCTCGTTGGGGTTCACGGTGTCGCGCCAGATCTGGTCGATCCGGCCGCACACGACCGCGTCTGCGCCGTCGCTGTGCGGAGTGTCGTACATCACGCCGAGAGGCAACGGCAGCGTCCGCCATGTACCACCGCCCGGCTTCAACATCCGTACGAGCGACGGGCCGTCCTGCGACGGTTCGCCCTCAACACAGAGCAGTGCGCGCCACGCGACGGGGGAACCGTCAGCTGCGGCGGGTGCGGCAGCGTCATCGACCGTGACGGTTACGGCTGCGGTCGACGCCTCCAACTCCGCAAGATCGGAGGCAGCGATCGTGGTGTCTTCAAGGGACTCGGACACAGTCCCGTCCAAGGCTACATCGTTGGTCGGCTCGCTACCAGACGCCGCCAACGGCATCTCCGCTTCGACATCTGCGCCGCCGCCGTTGTCGACGAACACGACTGTGCACCGGCAATTGGCCGCTTCCTCGTCGGACAGGTCGGGGTCGCCGGGATAGTCCGCTTGTTCGCTTCCGACCTGGAACGGCTGGTCGATCGGCACGATTTGTCCGTCGGCGTCGGCGTGCGTTTCGCGGGTGCGTTCGTCTTCCGTCGCGAGCCACTGCTTGTACCCGACCGGCGGCTCGTCGGCGCCGGCGGTGTTGTTCACGAGCCGCGCGGCGAGGATCGACCCGCCGTTCGCGATCCCGTTCAAATGTGTGCGGGCGAGCATCATCGCGCGCGGCGTCGCGATGTCCCACGCGGCTTGTTTGATCGCCTTCGCCGTATCGGCGACTGAGAGCCCTTGCTGGTAACCGTGGAGGATCGCGGTCGCGATCTGGTCGCGGACCGCTTCCTCCAGATCTTGTGCCCGAACGCCGAGACCGTCCAGGAGCCCGGCGGCTAGCGGGTTCGCGAGATCGAACGAGATCCCCACCTCTCCGAGCGCCGACCCGACCACGGCGCGGAGCGCGGCTTTCTGTGCTGCCGCGGTGCGCTTCCGCGCGTCGCGCTGCAGTTCGGCCGCGTCGACGAGCTCCTGATTCTCAGGTGGTGTCCATCCGGGGTTGGTCGCATCAGCCGTCAGGTGGGCGGTCGCGAGCCGAGCGAATCGTTCGGCGGCTTTGCTGCCGGCGGTCTGCAACGCGATCCGGTAGCCGTCCGCGATCCGGCCGAGATGCTCCTCGGCCTGCTGCCGGCCGCGCTCGAGGTGCCGGTTGAACGTGTCGGAGTTCACGCGGCCACCAGCTGCGGCTCAAGAAGCCTGCCGACGAACACATCGAAGCCGACAGGAAGCGGGGTGGGCTCGACGTCGTAAAGGGTTCGGGCTGCGTGCGCTTCGACCTGGTCGCCGATCGCGCGCGCGGCGACAGCGGGAAGGTTCCATCGGTGAAGCGTTTCGACGAGATCGTCGGCGCCGCCCTGCACTAGGGCCCGCTCGCCGGGAATGCCGGGAAGCAGACGGACCTGGTCGAACCCGAGCGCGGCAGCGACGAGCCGCTGCGGAACGGCGCCGATCGTCTGTTTGCATTCCGCGCAGGAGTTGTTTGCACGGGTCCTGATCCTCGATCCCGCGAGCGACCGTGACCGCTCAACCGCGAGCTCGGCGGCACCGAGGATCCGTGCCGACGCGACCGTGTCAGGTGGCCCATCGGGTGGCGGTCCGGCTTCGACCTCGGCGCCGGTTGTCGGGCCGGTCGGGGTGTCCTGCGATCCTTGGGCGTTCTCGATCTCGCCGGGCTCCGGCTCGATCCCTCCTGCTTTAACCGACGGGATCCCATACCACGCAAGCGACGAATCCCTTGTCGCGATACCGATCCGTTCGGCGCGCTCCACCTCGGTCGGCGCGTCATCGTCGTCGAAGTCGCACGCATCGCGGAGCGCAGCGAATCCGACCGCGCCGAGCGCCCACAGGTCCTTAGCGTCCTTAGCTCGGTCAGGATGGTTGATGATCGCGGCAGCGTCGTAGCCGACCACGAGATGCTCCCAGTCCTTGACTCCAGCCTCACGTGCGGCCGGCCGCAGATACGCCGACGTCAGATCGTCGCACAGCTCCTGACACACCGGCTGAATGTGCGCCTTGAACGTGCTCTCATCGACCTGCCACGCCGACCAGTGATTCACCTCGGCGAGTCCGAGCAGCACTTCCGGCGGCATGTCGAGGCCGATCGCGACACGCTTCAGCGCCTCGTCGCGCAGCGTGACCTCGCGGTACTCCTCGTTCGAGTCGCGGAAGCTGATGAAGTTGAACCCCTCCTGTACCCGCTCGGCACCGACACGAACGAGGAACGGGACGGCGGCGGCCGCAGTGCCTTCGTTCTGGATCGGCTCGGTGACGGCCTCGATCAGATCCTCGTAGAACGGGTCGCCGACCATGTCCTCATCGCCGACCGGCTCCGGAGGAGGCGGCGAGATGTCATCAGCCATCACCAGCATCCCCGGCCCCGCTAGCCGCGAGCGGACACGCGCGCGGACGGCGGCCTGCAACAGAAGCAGCTCCTCGCAATCGCCGAGGACGCCTTCCAGCGACGAGTCTGCGCGGCCCGACCAGACAGGATGCGGGCGCCACAACCGATACACGATCGCGAAGCCCGGCTGCAGAGCTGTCTCACCGTCCGGAAGCGCCTTCAACTCAACCGTCCCGGTCTCCGGCGAACCCTGCCGTGTGTACGTGCCTTCACCAGTCACGCGCAGCTCGAGCAGCGAGAGCATCTCCCATTTCTCGCCGAGCTCTTCGTCGTACGTGGCGGTCAGATAGCTCTCGCCGACAAGGAAACGCTGCCGGCCGTAGTTGCCGAGGAGGCTGGAGCGGCCACCGTTCGGGTCTTTGATCCGGTCGAGCAGGTCACGGATCTTCGCGTCTTCGGTTTCTTGTGGTTCCCCGTTCTCGTCGAGGAACGCCGGAAACACACGGATGTTCGAGAGGTTGCGGGCGAAGAAGTTGCCGGCGTACTTGATCGCGCCGAGCAGGTCGTAATACTCGAACGCTCGCAGCTGCCACTCCAACGCCTGCCTGCGCGCGGACGGCGACTTGACGGTCGCTTTCGCGGCCGACGCGGTGACCGCTGCCGGCGGGCGCCGGCGGGAGAGCAGGCCCATCCGGTTAGTCGCTGGTTTTCGCGGGTGTCGGCTGCGGGCCGTTCCACACGCGCGGCTCAGGCTTCGCCGTCGGGGCGAAGTAGCCAGGAGCCGAAGGCCCGGTGGCCGCGACTACAGGCTGTGCGTTCTCGGCCGGCGGCTGCCACTGCCCCGACCCTCCACAGTTACACGGCACGCGTTCCCCTTTCAAAGCTGCTTGACGGCTTCGATAGTAGGGGACGACGGGGACGTTGGATAGGTCCCCGTGCGGTTACGCGTCGAGTTGCTTCGAAATCAGCCCGACGACACCTGACGCGGCCCACGGTATCGCGAGCACCTCAACCCAGTGCGGCCAGATCGTCCACGCGACGTAGCCGATCACGCATAGCCACCACGAAACGCAGAACGGGCAGTGGAGGAACTCGTCGACCTTCGGCCGGTAGTTCGGGAGACGCCTCCCGACTTTCGAGCTGCGCGCGTTCGCGCCCGACCCGACCTCGTGCCGTCCCGTGATCTTCTTTCGAGCGGGTTCGGTGATTGAGTCCCATCCGACGAAGCGTGTGAGTCGATAGCCGGCGAGTGTGAGCAGCACGAACGCCCACGGCGATGGCACAGACCAGGTCATGCAACGACCGGCGCGGCGTGCGCGAGGATTGCCTCACGGTACGAGCCGAGCGCTTCGGGCCACGGCCGTCCATGCATCCCAACGTGGCCGTCCGGCCACAGGATCGAATCAAGATGCGCAGAACGGTGGAAACGGCCGCCGTCCGCCACCGCGTACCGCTCATGCCGTGCCGCGCGCTCCGCCTCGTTCGCCCAGCCGAAATGCAGAAGCTGCGTGCCGGTCGTCTGCGCGTACCCGGCGCGCTCATCAATCGACACCGGTACACGGCCACACGCGAGAGCGCGATCAGCGATCCGCAACCGCGACACATCAGCTGGGACGCGCCAGAGCGCGGGGATCCGGTGGGGCCGCCAGCCGCCGTCCATCCGTACGCACAAGCATTCGTCGAACGCACGCCACACCTCCGCCATCTCCAACCCGAACTCCGATGACGGGCTCGACTCGATGACCCGACGCAGCGTCGATCCGTCGCTAACGAACTCGTCGGCGTCGATCGCGAGAATGTGCGTCGGCTCCCATGACAGCGTCGCCTCTAGGAGCGCCTGGCGTGTGCGGCCCTCGTGCTGGAAGAACTCGCTCGTCGCGCGGCTGTGCAGTCGGATCTGTGGGTGGCGGCCGGCGAGCGCGCGGATCGTGTCGTCGTCGGATCCGTCGTCCCA